TTTCTGACTTAGGGTTTTTACTTCCACTCACAGATTCATTGTAAGCCTTACCTGCAACAGCAAGACGATCTGCAGTATTCATAGGAAGAGTACGATCCTCCAAGTTCATAGCAGCAAAGAACAGGTTCTTATCGAAGTTGTACGTCTGGTTAACAGCTTCTGCTGCATTGCGCTGTTCGTAAACAGTCTTATGAAAGTCCTGTAACGCACCCTTGCCCTTAAGAAACTCTACCTCTGCTTTAGTTAAGTTAAAGTCTGTCTGTAATTGCTTACCCAAGCTGTCTAGCTGAGTCTGTTGGGCTTTATACGCCGCATACTTAGGAGCCTTAGCCCTAGCATTCTCAATCATCAGATCCATATATTTATCTTGCTTCTCTGTACGAGCATCAATACGCCCTACAAAGTCGTCAGCAAAACCTTTAGCAAAACCAGCACCAAATGCACCCTTAATAGCCATGATTAAACTTCCTTCGCCATAATACCCATAGCCTTAGCAGGGGCTGATTCTTCAATAACTTCTTCCGTAGGCTCTTCGATCATAGCAGATTCTTCCGTGATCTCTTCCATAGAAGATTCTCCTCCTTCTAGGTATGCTAGAACATCCTGCTTAATTGCTATGCCGGGATCCTCTGATTCAGCTACACCCTTGATAGCGAGTTTAGCTTCCAGCTTACTCTGGAGTTTCTGCGCCTTAAGAGCCTCTGCATCTCCGTAGTCTGCCATAGAAATCTTGTAATCTACACCAACTACATCAGCGAGAGTTTGGATCTGTGTAGCTAGAGCGCCCTTAAGTAGGAGCTTAACATCTACGGAGTGCAAGCCATCCATGACACCCTGAGATAACATTGATGTAGTAATGATGCTGATAGGGATACCTACCTCGAGCATATCAACCACGTCATCAAGAGCGTCTGGATCAGCAAGCTTCTTCATGTACATCTCTAGTGCATCCATAGGGTCTGCATACTGAGGTGGCTGCTCCCATGGAACATTCTTAGGTTCGGTAGTTAGAGACTGGCCTGGAATTGGCCCCTCAAATGCGGTTGGTTTAGCCATGAGAAATACCTTACTTAGTGAAACCTGCGCCAAAGTAGAGACCTACGATAGCGGATACGATGTGTGTGTCTAGGGGTGTTATTACGAAGCCACGTGCAGCCTGCCATTGTACTGTACCGTCACCACCAAAGAGCCAGTTAAATAAACCGCCCTTAACCTCAGTGTAGCCTACAATAACGCTTACCTCAGGATACCATACAGCAACTAGCTTTGGCAATACAATAATAGAAAAGATTGCAGATAGAGCAATAAGTCTACGTGTCCATGCAAAGTGTGTGTCAGTCTTGCCGTGCTCACGTGCTTGGTTAGTTGCGCCAATTAGCATCTCTTGCTGTCTAGCTTTATTCTTAGCGTTCTGCCCTACCATAGACATAACTCCACCTAACACAGTGGAGAGAAGCATAGTGATAAGTTCTAGGGGCAGGCCAAACATTAGGGTCTCGCTTTAGGTCTTGGTGTAGTGCTTGTTTCTGCATATATCTTAGCCCAAGCGCTACCGTCATATGTCGTTTCACTATCTGCGTTACCAAACAAGTGTCTACCGATCTTTGTAGTACCTACCTTGCGGCCTTTCATTTCGTCTAACCAGTCTGGCTTACTTACGTTCTGATTTACGTAGTGTGTAGCTCCGCCTGTTGGATCTGTATAGTCACCGGAAAGAATAGCAGCAGCAGCTTTGTAAGATTCTTTGCTTGGCTTGAGGTTTAGCATGTCTTTGCCTTGCTCACCCTTAGCGTAACCTGTGTAAGAATTCCAAGGAGAGAACTGACCTTCCTTAAGGATAACACCCTTAACGTCATCCCCATACATACCAGCAGCAGCACGGTTAGCAATAGTAGCACCTACACCCAGCTTACCTTTGTATCCCTCTCCTGCAGCTTCCGCCTCAATAGTACGAGCTAGGATCTCCATGTCAGACATCTCATCAATAGCCTGCGTGTACTCCTCTGATACAAGACTAGGTTTCTGCATTACATCTGACTCTACGGCATCCATTACAGCAGCATCAATAGAGGCAGAGTCTGGCTTACTCATGATACCGTTCTCTGGTGTAGCTACATCCTGTTGAGGCATTGCAGTAACAGGTAGCTCAACAGGTATCTCTGCCTTAGTAGTCTTAGGCGCATCCTTAGACATAAACTCTTCTACATCTACATTAGAGAGGTATATCTCAGGCTGAGATGCCATGGCTGCGTCTGCTTTCTCACGCAAGGCTCTAACTGTACTAGCAACCATATCTGTGTTCAGGTTATTGGGTCTAGCTTTAGGTCTAGTGAGAATGCCTTGAGCAGGGGTTGCATCTAAAGACTCCTCTTGAGCAGCAAAGGCACGTTCTTTAATACGTGCCATAAGGCTCTCTATGTTATTAGTCTGTGATTGTGAGAAAAGTGTCATTACTATTATACCTATAATTAGCCCTATAATCTTCAGCTTCTTAGCCCCATTTCTTGAACGCCCAATCAAGGCCTTTGTCGATTATCATTGAGGTTAGTTTACCGGAGCCTTCACCTTTAGCCATGTCGATCTTAGCCTGTAGTTCTGCCTCACTTGTTTCCGCTTGAATGGCTGCGATCTGAAGACGTACATTGCGTTCTGATAAACTTTCAGACGCACTAAATGCGTAGCTGAGAGTGTCACGCTCTTCTTGTACTATGTTGTTGTAGGCAGTCATTGTGAACTCGTTCTCAACAACAGCAGCTTCACGGTTAGCTTGGTTGATAGCAGCAGTCTCTGCAGTAGTAATTGCTTGAGACCATGCAGCGTTAGCCTGAGCTACAATAAGACCGTTATTAGAGTTAAACTGTTCCCGTGCAGCCTTCTGCGCTGCATTAAATTGAGATACAGCATTAGCCTCGCCTGTATTAAACTGATTCATGGCGTTCTTCTGTTCATTGTTAAACATAGAAACCTGAGAAGATAGGTTAGCGAAGAATTGATTGGTCTGGTTTTCACTAGAAGCATTAAACTGTTTAGCAGCATTCTCAGCAGCCTGATCTGACAACAGGGCATTGTTCATTGCCTGTGTCTTGAATATTGTAGTCTGCTGTTCATTAGCTAAGTTAGCCATGTCCATATCAAGGAAAGACTTAGCGTTTTGTACCTGAGCTTGCTGACGGTTATTAAGGTTAGTCAGATCCATCTGTGTCATAGCAGCAGCGTCTGCTAGTACTTTAGCGTTAGCTGCACTAAGGTTATTCAAGTCTACAGACTGAGCCATACGAGCATTCTCTAGAGCCACCTGCTGCTCAGCAGTGAAGTTCATGTCAGCGATCTCAGAGATCTTAGCTGCGTTAGCTACACGTGACTGAAAGTTTTGGTTGAACTCTAGTCCAAGGAACTCAGCACGTTTCTCAGCAGCGAACATTGCAGCCTGTTGGCGGTTACTCAGGTTCTGCATCTCAAATGAAGCAGTTGTCTGTGCATCTTGAACAGCGATAGGCATAGCTGATTCCATGGCAGCTTGAATAGCAGCCTGTCCAGCCATAGAAGATGCAGACAAACCACGTGCAGCCATCTGTGCAGCTGCAACCCTCATAGCACCAGCAGCCCATGCAGGAGGTTCACTACCCTCAAACTGCTCCATCAAACCTGTAAGCTGACCTTGTACAGTAGCGTCACTGGATGGTGCGCCTGTAGCAGCAGTAAAGTTGGTCTCTGTCTTGACACGATCCATGTCTACAGTAGAGCCTTCGATCATCTCTCCTGCTTCTACTTTACGAGGTGTAATAGCCTCTACTCTTTGTGCCTCTGAGAGTTGTGCAGCACTAAGACCTAATTGAGCGAGATCCTCTGGAGACATTGTTTGTGCATCTACGAGAGCCTCTGCACTGGGCTTACCTGTAGCAGCCTCTAATCTATCCAGCACATCTTTTGTTGTAGCCTCAACAGAGAGAGGTTCATATGTGACAGCTTCCTTGGCAATCGGTGTAGTAACATCTGTTGCAACATCTGCCTTTGTAGTAGTGGCTTCCGGTGCATCTCCTGTAAGTTGTCCTGTACCCGTAGCAATCTCACCAGCAGTCTTATCTGTCTCTGATACAGTAGCTACATCCGCAGTCTTAGCCAAGCTACTAGAATCTTTCATTGCATTAGCAGTTACTTCAGAAGAAGTAGGAACTTCAGTAGACTTGAAGCTGGAAGCTGCAGCACTTACCTTCTGCTGAGCGCTATTAACAGCTGCCTGTGCATCAGTAACAGCTTTAACCAGCGCCTCGTTTGTAGGATCCGCTTGCTGAGCAGCCATAGCCTCTTGTAGCTTTGTGTTTGCATCTGCTACGCCCTGTTGAGCGGTGTTTAATGCCGTACCTGCGTCACCACCTTCAGCAAAAGCTTTCTTAGTAGCCATGCCACCGTAAGCCATACCTATACGTTTCTGGGCAGCTTCTGCCATCTTACCGACACGAGCAGCAGCACCTGGCTGAGACGCTAGGTAAGCAGCTTGCTCATCAGCCTGCATACCCTGCATTTCAGGTATAATCTTACCCATCTGTTCTGGTGTAAACCCTGCAAACTTCTTAGCCATAATTACTTATTCCCTAACTGCATCCACACTGCACCAGCTATGAATGTTATAATAGCGAGTGTTGTTACCTTTACAAATGTTGACCAGATACCTTTACGTGTATCTCGCCATACGTCTAATAGATCTCGCATTTCGTTGATATCTTTGGCTGCACTTTCATCATGCAAACCTATAGCAGACAAAGCCTGCTTGGCTCCACGCCTTGCTGCTCTGTCTAGCATAGCTTCTAGCTCTTCTGATGTCAAGGTTATTTGTGTCATCTAATAACTCCCATATATCTGAGAGGTTGTACCTGTCACAGTATAACCAGAGCCACTTATGGCTGCTCCACCAGCGCCGCCAGAGTTACTACCCCCTTGGCCACCCGATGCGCCCCAGCCGCCACCGCCGCCACCGTTACCATCACCGCCGCTACCGTTGCCTCCAGCACTTCCAGCAGATCCACCATCGCCGCCAATGCCACCCGCATTAGAACCTACCCCACCAGTACCGGGGAAGATACGCCCACCAGCAGATCCGCGTTGCGTTGTTGTGTCCGAGCCTGTGTCATCTTTAGAGCCACCGCCACCGCCAGCGCCGCCACCAGCTGATGTAGTTCCAGTACCATATGCTCCATAGTTGAAGGGTACTCCGCCATAGCCAGCCCCAACTTGGCCGATAGCGCCACCCGCCTTTTCGTAATTTAGTCCAGCGTGACCACCACCGGCACCGCCTCCACCGCCATAGGCGACATTAGACGCACCGCCACCGCCACCGCCGCCTCCTATGTATCCAGACGATTGATTATTGAAGGTTGCAGAGCCAGAAGTGAGGCTAACCGTGACGCCGGGGCCACCTGGAAAACCAGTAGTATATATAGCGCCGTTACCACCACGCCCCATGATGAAACCGTTGTTGTTTACTGTAAGACCACCGGGGAATGACCCAGAAACTATAAGGCCAGCCGTGGCTGTATCGTCAGACCAAACGTACACACCGCTGTTTATGTTTACTAGCAGCTGCTCAGTGCCATCCCAGCCAGCTGTTATAGCAGCCGCTCGTAGATCCCAGTTCTCTTGGTTAGAAGATAGAATTAGGTTGAATTGCTTAACTGTGCCATAGAAGTTAGTCATGGAAATGGCACCCGATGTAGGTACACTTGTATTGTTAGTTGTAGTGTAAGCACCACCACGATAATACTCAGATAAGCTTACGGGATTGACTCCACCAAACTCATCCTGTATATCAGAGATGTTAATTATGCCAGAGGACTGTACTGCCATTAAACTGTTCCGTAACCTGTTACATCACCTGTTACTGTTAGATTACCAGAGGCATCCAACTTCATCTTGTTTGTTCCGCCTGTAGCAAAGTACAAAGTAACCCCACTCTCAGTTATAGTCCAGTCACCTAGATCTACCGTAGTGGCGTTTACCGTAGTGGCGTTTACTGTAGTGGCACTAAAATCACCTTCCACAGTAAGATCATCGCCAGAGAATGTTGAGTTAAGAGTACCAGAATTGGCTCCCGTATATACTTTAAGAGTGTCAGGGGTGGCTACATCTAAACTCGCACGTTCGAAACCATTGTTAAATAAACCAATTATACCGCTATTTGGGTTAAGATCAACATCGCCCCCAGTAGTCGTGTACAAGGTCATCGTGCCAGTTGCTCCAATCTTTAATTCATCAGATGCAACTATTTGTTGTTGTGTATTATTTAGTGAGAAATTAAGTTGTTCTTGGCTACTGATGCTTCTCATATACACATTACCACCAGTAGGCGTTAGGTAGATTTTACCTGTAGAAGATGCATTCCAATCACCTATTACAGATACATCACCTGTTAGTGCTGCTGCAGTAGTTGCGCTGGAGGCGTTGCCTGTAAGAGCACCCTCAAAAGCACCCTCAAAAGTACCTGCTACAAATGTTTCACTACCTACTGTCCACTTATCGTCTGTCTCATTCCACACAAGCGTTTTGTTAGTTTCTGTACCACGCTCAATTTCAATACCACCGTTCTGTGTAGGTGCACCTGTCTCGTTAGAGTTGAGAACAATTTGATTATCTGCAAGGTTGAGTGTTTCAGTATTTACTGTGGTAGTTGTACCTGATACAGTCAGATCACCTGATACAGTAAGGTCATTAAACGTAACATCTGATGTAGTACTTACAGCCTGACCAATAGCTACTACACCATCTGTAATGCTTACGCCTGTACCTCCACTAAAGTGAGCATGTGTCTCAGTAGCAGTAGGACCAGTGTACGTAATAGCACCATCAGAGTAAGATAAGCTACCATCACCCCCAGAGTCAGTAACACTGATAGCAGCTTTGGCATCTGTAGTAGCACGAGTTGTTGTGTAGTACAGGTTAGAGCCTTCTGCTACGGTATCTGTATCACCCTGAGTAAAGCTCATTTCACCTGTTGCAGAGTCATAGCTTAAACTTCCTGTAGCAGAAATAGCGCTACGTGCTCTTGCGTCTGTGTAGTACAGGTTAGAGCCTTCTGAGATATCATCAGTGTCATGGTTTGATACGTCTGATACTGTACCTGTTACGTTACCTGTGACACTGCCTGTGACACCGCCAGTAGCAGTAATTATACCAGTAACACCCAGAGTACCACCAATAGTGCTGTTAGCTGATACTGTTAAAGCATCTGTGTCTACAGTACCATCAAACCAAGCGTTCTTGAATTGTACCGATGCTGTACCTAAGTCCAGTGTGTTAGTATTCTTAGGAGTAAGTGCTGTACCAGAAACAATAAGGTCTTGCGCTGGTCCTACTTTAGTAATAGGCGCACCTTCACCTGCAGTACCATCATGAGCATGACCAGTAGATGCGTTAAACCCTGCCTCAATGGCATTGTACTCAGCATCAAAGTCATCTGCATCAATGACGTTACCGTTAGCAATGTTGTTTGCTGTATCCTGACGTGTATAACCTGCCATGTTTTAGTCCTTACTGTCTATCGTTCTGTCTAAACTCTAGCAGGGCTGTGTCTAGAGTGAATGTAGGGTTTGTAGAGTTGTCTTCAATGCGGATAGCTATAGTTTTACCTGAGCCAATGATGTTTGTGTTGTAGACATTATCTAGCTCACCGCCGTATGTAGCGGAGTTAAATACAGAGCTAGATTCCCCGAAGATGAATATAGCGCTACCTGTGCTTTCTATGCTTTGTGTAGAAGGTTGTATAACACCTGTGTTTGTAGATGTACCAAAGTCGTACTTGACGTTAAGGTCCAGAGACATGCTACCAGTAGGTTCTGCATACAAGGTCATCTTGTAAAAAGACTTACGCATTTGTGGATCAGATAGAGGCATGTAAGGAGACTCATAGATAGCCTCAATAGGTATACCATCAAAGCTTGAACCTGTGTCTAACATATACACATAACCATCTGTATTAGCAAAGGCAATAGATTCAGCTGTATTTGTATATCTACTATCTGCTACAAACGCTTTGATGCCGTATGTAGTAGACCAGCTAATACCAGAAGCACCCTGGGACACAAACTTGGTAGCAATTAGACCTTTAGCTACGTTTTCTTGTTCTGACTCAATGTAAGCAAAGATACGATACTGTGCTTTCTCTCGCATAAGTACAGAGCAGAAGTTGGGTGTGCTACCAAGGAAAGTGGTAGCATCTTTAGCAATAGGATCAGATGCAATGTCCAACCCAAAGTCACCGATACGGTCAGTAGCACTCAGGAGGCGGATACCATCAGGAGCAAGGTACATAATATCACCGCCGACTTCCTGAATAGTGTCACCGTTAATACAGCCGATGCGGTCTGTGATAGGTGATACACTGAAGTCTGCTGAGGTGTTACCTGTTATACGTTTAATGCTATCCGTAGTAAATACAATAAGTTGGTCACGGAAGACAGCTAGACCTGTTATCTCATTGGCTACATTGATAGACCCTGCACCATTAGCAGCACTAAAGTCATCTACAGTAAAGGGTGCAGTGAAGTATAAGTTATTACCCTTAGCGTAGAATGCTGTGTCCTTGAATACTGCTGCATTCTCTGCGCCTAGTACGTCTGTGCTACCTGTAATGGCAGTAATAGTATTACCTGCTGTGTTATATGTAGCAGGGTAGTTATTACTATCTACAAAAAGAACCTTATCATCGCCATCTAGGTTATACAGAACATGTTTAGCTTTACCACCAAGCAGAGGTCTTGCACCCATAGATGTCCACGTAGTACCTGTGCCGTAGTAATACTCTGTTACGTTGGATCCATTCTGCCTAGCTACAACAATACGCCCAGAGCTTATCACTTTGAGCGCAAGTATAGGGCCAGATCCAGGTACAGCTGTAGTACTGAACTTCTCAAAGCCTTTGATCTTAGAGTAGCCACCTTCTTTAGATGCCTCAAAGTTCTGCAAGATAGTAGCAGAACCCACAGCATTAGTACCCTGTTGTAGAGGGCTAAGGTTAGAGATGAGACCACCTCTAAACTCAATAGGGAATGTCTGCCACTGTGTAGCCATTAGAAATGTACTCTTGTATCTCGCAGATATTCTGTGCGATTAATATGTAAGCTACGTAATTGTTTAATGCTTTGCTCAAACTTCTGTAGTGCTAATTGTGCTGCCTGCATGTCTCCACGAAACTGATAGACGTAGTACATAGCACCATCAACAATAGTATAACGGTACTGCTCAGGTAGTGTAGGTACATCTGTAGGCAACTCTAGATCATAGCCTGTACGGAAATACTCATATACTACTTCATACTCTTTATCAGGTGGCGGAGAAAAGATAAGCTCTCTACTAGGAGTACGTACTACATACTGTGGTACACCTCTAGTACTTGCTTCAGAGTTATACTCATAATCAGCAAACTTGTCAAGCCATTCTTCATAAGTAAGCACTTTTAGTTTGACTGTTTCTACATTAAGATCTGCATCTCGCTTAATACGAAAAGTATTCATATTAATAGTTTTACTGTCGTAAGGCATACTATAGCGCACTTCGCCTACAGCCAAGACTTCTGTTTCTTCTACGTGGTTCCACGGCCACTCAAACTCTTCCTGATTGACGTGGCGAATGGCAGCGTTAACGGCATCCTTAGCAAAGCTGTAGTACCCAGTAGCGGTAAGGAAGTTAGCACTCGTAAGCTCTACCTCGTTAAGGCGGCGGTTAATGTCGTTAACTAGGCTAATGTAATCGTATGCCATTCTTACTTCTCCTTGACACGCAGAAAGATACTACGCTCGTATTGTAGCCCAGCGCCTGTCGTAATGCTACAGATAATAGTGTATCTAATGTTATTAGTGCCTAAAGAAAACCGTGCAGTAGAAACCTTACCAGACAGTGTACCTGTAACAAACTGTAAGCCGTTAATTACACTAGCGTCACTAAACTGTGTCTTAACACCATCTGCATCCTTGGCATACCATACAGCAGCAGCCAGTGTGTCATCCTTTAAGAAGCGTGACCAGTCAACACTGTAGTCTACGATCTCATCTTTATCTTTATCGGGCCACTTATATGACATAACTAATCCTTACGCTGCAATATGAACTGTATTGCTACCTTGTTGTTCTTGTATGTAAACTGTGTAATCTTCTTCTGTTATATGCACTTTATTGCTACCTTGTTGTTCTTGTGTGTAAAAGGTGCGATCTTCTTCTGCTATATGTACTGTAGCGCTACCCTCGTGTGCAGAAACAAAGAGAGTTCTACCTGTGTTGTAGTCATCTGCAAAGTCTTGATACGGGAACTGTACGGATAGAGGGTCATCTAGGTTCTGATACAGATTAGCTAGTGTGCCTAAGAAAGTAGCTTTAGCTCCACCTAATCCTTCTACCGTAGATACACTAAATACTGCAGATGTACTACCTGTAGTTATAATAGATTTAGCATCAAAGTCAACACTTGTTGCATTTGTTACACCTACAGCAGGAGACATAAAGGCTCTAGCCTGGGCATCCTCATCAGCAAAGTCACCAATGTAGATCGTGAGGAAAGCAGAGACTGCAGAAGGTACTACGTTTGCCTTAGCATCGACATCAGCAAAGTCATTAACTGCAGTACTACTATTAGTACCTACTGTAGTGATACGTGCTTGAGCGTCAATATCACCAAAGCTATCAGCAATACCTGTTACAGAGGCTCCTGTGGGCGTTATGTTTGCAGTGAGTCTATAATCTAATACACCCGTTGTAAAAGAAGCTGTTACAGCAGGTTGTGTTATGTTAGCAGATAATTTATAAAGAACATCCTGCGCACTAATGTTAGATACAGCACCTGCAATAGTATGATTAGCTTTAGCATGTACAGCATCAAACTGATCTACCTCACCTGTAGCTATAGCACCTGTAGGTGTAATGTGTGCTAGAGCTTCATAGCCTAACGCACCTGCAGTAAAGGCTGTTGTTGCAGCACTAGGGGTTATATTAGCACTCGCTGCGTATAAGACATCACTGATAGCTGTGCTTGCTATGGCATCTGCTGTAGCTATTGAAGCTTGGGCATCAAACAGTATATTAGCCGCTGTAGTTGCAGAAACACTAGCTGTAGTATGTAGTGCTTTGGCATCAAAAAGCATAGCTCCAGGTGTAGCCTGACCTAGGGTAGAGGCTAGGAAAGCCAAGGCTACAGAAGTTGTTGTAGCTTGAGAGAGAGGTGCTTGAGAGAGTGCTGAGAAGCCTAGCATTATAAGTCCTTACTCAGGCTTAGTGGGCCATGTAATGTCGTGTGGAAAGCCAGCTTGCTGTGGTACATCCAAGAGTGCTTGGCGGTATGTGGCCCATGCTGCCTGTGTGTCAGCATCAAGTGCAGCCCAACGAAGTGCATTACCTGCAATAGCATCTACTTCTACAAGTCGATAATCCCGATCAGCACGAACGGATGCGGCTTCTGCTGCATCTAACTCTGCTTGAGTAGGTGCAACATATGCTGTGAAGTCTGTACCAATCAGAGCCATGACTGCATCGTTGTCTATGGTTGTGTCCGTATCAGCGGAGTCTAGTGTGTAGGGTATCCAGCCGTGCTGTGGGTGGTTAATCTCTACATCCATGAGGAGGTTGTCAGACTGTAGGGATACAGCATTACGGACCTCTGTGATTGTAATGCTCATTATGATATCCTCACATATAGTGTTGCTACATATTTGTATGTGGCCGTTGCGGTTCGCCCACCCATTGCTCTCCAAGTACCTGCTGGCGCGGTCCCCTCATTATGCCCCACACTGTAACCAGAAGAACTGGTAATAGAATTAGATGACTGCGCAGAATACCTTAACCCTGAACCAGCGTAAGTGCTGCCAGGAGTAACCCCAATGCTACTGGTAGTTGCTATCAAATAAGCATAAGTCCCGACAGCACCCGCAGTTGTGCTTGGGCCGGGAATATTAGTTAAAGCAGAGCCATCTCCATGAAAGCTAGGTGCATGAATAGGCTCAGTAGAAGTAATCTGTGAGTTGTTTACTTCTAAGCGTTCTGCACCACCTGTAACGACACGCCATTGGTCTGCTGCGTGGAACTGCATGTATGTGTTACTATCGCCCTCATGGATAATCTGATCAACGCCCACAATGTCGTTGTTGTTCATGTCCAGTGTGCCGCCAGTAACGCTAACGGGTCTGGAAAGAGTGATAAGGCTATTATTCGCCCTAATTGCATCTGCGCCACCTGTAACAACAC